CCAGCTCGGTCTCCTCGTTGCGCGCCGGGTCGAACCACGCCTTGAAGCCCAGCAGTGCGCCGTCGCCGATCAGCTTGCGGCCGTAGCCGTTCACCGATTCGACCAGGGCGTCGATCAGCGCCTGGTTGATCGGCATGTCGATGAACTGCTGGCTGAAGTAGCGCAGTGACTCGTTGATCACGTCGCCGGTGCGGCGGACGTTCTCGAAGTTGCGCATGTGGCTGACGGTCGGCCAGGCGGCGGTGCGGTTGCCCCACAGCCGGAAGCCGGAGCCGTAGCTGGAGAACACCGTGGTGATGCCCTGCTCGTTGAGCAGGTTCACCTCGGACTGCGGGTCGTCGATCATCGCCGAGAGCTGGCGCTCGACGCCGATCACCCCGGCCAGCTCCTGGTTGGAACTGGACCACCAGAAGCCCTTGTCCAGATCGACCTTGGCGCGCAGGCCGGCGGCGCGAGCGGACAGCGGCTCCAGGCGTTCGGCGTTGAGCACCGGGTCATACACCTTCACGTGCGGGTAGCACAGGCGCACGCGGTCGCTGGAGGTGTTGAAGTTGATGGTACCGGCCGGGCCGCGACCCGCCAGCGCTTGGGCGTAGGTGGTGCCGATCGGCGCGTCGATGTAGGCCACCGCATCCAGCTGGTCGGCCATCGCGATCAGTTCGACCGCCACCGAGTTCTGCGTGCAGAAGGCCGGGGCGATCAGAATCTTGGCGAAGAAGCCGAACAGGTTGTAGGTGTCCTTGAGCGCCTTCAGGCCGGTGCGCACACCCGCCGCATTGACGGTGCCGATGATGTCCGCTGCCGTAACTTTGGTCGGGTCGGCGTAGTCGTAACTGGCCTTGACGCTGGCGCCGGCCACGATGCCGCCGCCCTTGACGCGGGTCAGCTCGCCGGTGAGCGTATCGACCGTGTAGTCGGTGCCGAGCACGTAGGTGGTCAATCCGTCGTTGCTCTTCACCACCAGGGCGGCCACCGCGCCGTGCGCGAGCTTCACGCGGTCGGTGGAGGCGTCAAAGGTGATGGCCTCGGAGACCACGGCCGTCTTGTGGATCGTGGGGTCGAGCACGTTGATCACGATCACCGTGCCGGCGCCGTGATCGTAGATCGCATCCAGCGCCTGGGGGATGGTGAAGCCCGGAAGCTGCGAGCCGAAGGCGGCCGCATCCTTCTCGGACAGGGTCAGGGTGGCCTCATTGACCGCGCCGATCGGCGCCGTGCCGATCAGGCCAATCACGGCCGACTTCACCGTGCGAACGGGACGCGGGCCGCGCTCGACCTCGATGGTTTCTACGCCATGCAAGTAGTTTGCAGCCATCGCTTACGCTCCTTTCGCTGCGGATTCATCGGTGCCGGCGCTGGTGCGCGCCGACGTCTTGGTGGCCGGCCGGGTCTGGGCACTGAGCGGGGTCAGGTGACCCAGGGCCAGCAGGGTCTTGGTGTACTCGTGCTCTTCCGGCAGCTCGACCTCGGAGCCGGTGTGCAACATCACTTCCTGGGCGTCGTTGTCGTCGGCGCCCTTTTGCAGCGTCACGCCGCTGGTCGGCCCGCTGTAACGGTATTTCATGGGTTCTCCTCGTAAGTAACCAGGGTCAGGGGTGTTTCGGTGTTGACGTCGGCGTCCTCGACCAGCATGGCTTCGGAGGCCAAATCCACGGCGTACTGCCACAGGCCGGCCGTCTCGCCCAGGAACTTCTCGGACACGGCCCAGACCTTGCGGCAGTCCGGCGGGCGGAAACCCACCAGTGCCTGGCGCACCGCATCCACCACGTCGACGGCGCCGCCCTTGCCGTTGAGCTGGCGCAGGACCACCGTGACCGACAGCTTCACGGTGCGCGGCTGAGCGATGTAGGTGACATCGACGGTCGTGTCGAACTGGCTCCCCAGGTAGCTCACCAGGAGTGCGCCCCTAGGGTGGTTGAGCCGGTATTCCGCCGGCCGGTCGGGGAAATACTCGACGGCCAGCTGGGGGAGCTTCACCTTCAGGCGCTCCACCACGGCGTCGATGATCTGCAGGGTGGTGGCCATCAGTAGCGATCCAGCAGGTCAGAGCCGAAGCGGCGCGGACGCGCCCGCACCTTCATCTCGCCCGGCTCCGGGGCGGCTTCCCCGGTCGGCACGCCGATGGTCAGCTTGGCGTCGCGGATGGCCTCCAGCATCTGCAGGGCGGACTTGTAGGTGCGGGTGACCGCGTCGGGCAGCTCGCTGCCTTCCGGCCGCCGGGCATACAGCCAGTGCCGCGCCAGATTGACCGTCATGTCCTTGACGACGGACGGCACCGGGTCGAGCGGCAGGTTGTAGCGCCCGCGCAGATGGGCATCGACCAGCTCTTCCGCCTGCCTGACGGCTTCCTCGACCACCGCCTGGTTCATGGCGGTGGCCGATGCGTCGTCGTTGGAGAGCCAGATCAGCGTCTGCGCCGGGAGGGCCAGCTGCAGGTCGGCGAGCGAGCAGTAACGCATGGCCGCCTCAGAACGTGGTCGGCCGGGCCACGGCGCGGGTCAGCGCCATGAAGCCTTGCTGCAGGTGGTCCTGGCCGATCGTCATCCAGCGGTCGGTCTCGAACGCTTCCTCGGTGACGCCGATCAGGGTCTGGTCGCCCACCTGGATGGGCTCGCCGTCCATCTTGAAGGCCGGCAGGCGCTCGCGCAGCTTCTCCACGAGCGTGCCGACCTCGGCCGCCTTGGCTTTCACCTCGTTCATCAAGGCGATTTCGTCCTCGGTCAGGTCGCGGTAGCCGGCGATGAGCTTGTGCTGGTTGTCCATGCTCAGATGCCCCGAACGATGCGGATTACGTCGCCGGCCGCCGCAGCGGCATCCAGGGCGAAGCCGTTGCTGATGCCGGCGGCCTTGGTGATGGCCTTGCCGTTGGCGTCGGACTCGACCTCGGCACCGGCCGCGATGGCGGCACCGGCTTCCACCAGCAGAATGCCGTGGGTATTCACCGGGGCCTGTTCGCCGATGTCGGCGGCGGTCTCGGCGATGCCCAGGGCCTTGGCCCCGGCGGCGCACACGGCGCCGGTCAGGCCGACGAAGCGCAGCCGGCTCAGGGCGGCTGCAGCCGTGACCGAGGTGGTCAGGCAGATTTGTTGGGTCTTCACGCTTTAGCTCCTTTCTTGGGGGCCTTGGTTTCGTCGCCGGCACTTGCCGCATCAGCGGCCGCCGGGGACACGTGGTCGCCGAGGGCGGCCGCTTCCTTGTCGGTCAGCTCGACGATGTCGCCGGGTTCGGCGCGCTCGCCGTCGAGCAGCAGCGGCGTGGCGCCGACCTGGTAGGGTTTCTTTTCTTGTTCCATCAGCGGCTCCCGGTTAGGCGTTGGTGTCGGCGATCAGGAAGCCGGCTTCGGCACCGAGCAGATACACACCGAAGTTGTCGGTGTTGCGCACCAGCTCCAGCTTTCCGTCCTCGGTGCGCTTGTCGATCTGCGGCATGCCCTTCTTGCGCAGCGTGTAGCCGAAGGACGGTTCGTAAGGCGTGCGCTCGGCGCCCTGGCGCTGCTGGGCAACGTAGGCGAGCACGATGTTGTCGCCCCACAGGTCGCCAAAGGTGCCCGCGTCGCTGGAATAGACGGCGCGGCCGACCACGATGCGCTCGACCTCCAGGATTTCCTTGAGCAGCTCGACGGTCAGCACACCCTTCATGCTGTACTTGATGCGCTCCAGGAACTGCGGGTGCTGCTTGATCGCCTTCCAGGAGGCGGCGCCAATGACTGCGGTGTTGGGGTACTTGCCGATCTTGCCGCGCACGGCTTCCTTGCCATCCTCGAAGACGCCGATCGGGTCGGAGTTGACCTTGTCGGTGAAGCGGCTGGTGCCGGCCAGGACGATCTTGTTGCTGGCCGCGTAGTTCGCGGTGTTCTGCGACAGGTCGGCCACCTTCTTCTCGTGGCGCAGGCGGATGCCCTCGGTCACGACGTGGGTGGCATGCGCTTCCAAGGGGAAGGCCGCCTCGTCGCTCTCGCGGTAGTCGATCGGGTATTCCAGATCGTGCTCGTCGAGGGAGACGGTGACACTGTCAACGTCTTCGGGATTGATGCGGTTGGACTTGGCCCGCAGGGCACGCTCGGTGTTGTAAATCTTGAAGGCTTCCTTGCCGAACTTCGGAATCTTGCCGCCTTCCTTGTCCACCGGAACGAAGGGAAAGAGGACATCGCCCACCAGGTCGGCGTTGCTGTAGCCGACCGACAGGTTGGTCAGAACCGGGTCAACGACCCGCAGGTTGGATAAACGGCCCATTGAAATCTCCTGGGTTGGGTTACTTGATCACGCAGGAGGCAGCGGTGGCGTAATCCACCTTGTGCTCTTGCATGTACTGGCGAATCTTCCCGTCGAGGGCGAGGCGGTCCTGATCGACGTTCTCGCCGTAGTCCACCGAGTTGCCGGCGGCCTGCTGCCCGGCCTTGTCCTTGGTGGCGGTTTCGCCGAACTCGACCACCTTGGGCAGATCACCCAGGAAGGACTTGAAGGCGGTAGCCAGCGGTTGCTTGGCATCCCCCTCGCCGAACTCCAGGGCGGTCTCGCCGTCCGCGAAGTCGAGGAAGGCGACCACGGCTTCCTTGTGCTTCGGGGCGAGCTTGCCCTCGCCGATGAGCTGCTCGGCATAGGCCAGGTGGTCGCCGTGGCGCTTGGCGGCCGCGCTCGCCTTCTCGCGCGCATCGGCTTCCGCCAGGCGCTGTTTCAGCTGGGCGTTTTCGGCCTCCAGAGCGGCCTTTTCCTCGGGTGTCACTGCATGGTTCTCCTCGTGAGGTGGGTGGGTCGGGGAAACGGTGGGATCAGCGAACGCAGCGCGCGGGGCGTCGTCATCCTCGCGTGCGGCTTCGCGGATGGATTCGATCTGCCAGTCGGGGATCACCTGGTCGGCGGTTTCCTGGCCGAACTTGGCCAAGAGCCATTCGCGCATGCGGCGCCAGAGGGAGGCGTTGGTCTCCATGCCCCAGTCGCCGAACTCGACGACGCCGTCCTCGGCATCGGCGAACTCGGCCTGCTTGAGGCCCTTCACCGCCGGGGGCTGGGCGCCGAGGAAGCCGACGTGGCGCAGGTAATAGACGCCAGGCACCGGGTTGTTGGGGGCGTCAGGCAGGTAGAAGCTGGCGCTGATCTTCTTGTAGCGGCCGGCGGCCACCAGTTCGGCGAAGTTCGCATCGACCTGGTGCGGCTCGGCGTTGAGGCCATCGGCCCCGGCGGCCAGCGACTTCACCCAGCCGTAGGCCGGGGCGTCGTGCTTGGGGTGGCCGACGACGATCGGCGCCTCGTGCTTGGCCGGGTCGTAGGCGCGGGCGCTCGCCTCAAGATCGGATTCGGAAAACTCCAGCGTCACACCAGACATCGCGGTCTGGCGGCCGGGCTTGAAGATGTGGAGGTGTTTGGTCGTGTTCATGCCGCCATGATCGGCGGCGGGCGGGGGGCGGTCTTTTAATCGACTTTACAATTCCGCGCCCCGGTGAGAAACGCGCGGGAGAAGTGGGCCGGCATGCTGCGCACAAAGCCTTTATAAAACCTTAGGGCGCGCCGATCACGGTGTCGGGCTATCGTTGCGCGTCCCGAGCGCCCCGAACGCCGCCAGAGCGGCTAGACGCCGGCCGCCCGTTTGAGGTGCCGCAGGATGGTATCGAGCACCTCTTCGCGCGCCTCGGGCTGTAGGTCGCCGTCCGTGGTGAGCGGCAGATACGGGCGGGCCGGAATCTCGACCTTACGGCCGCGCCCGGCCTCGCCGCCGAATTGGTGGATGGCGGCATAGACCTTGTTGCTGCCGATCACCGCCTGGGTGCTGTCGTAGTCGGTGGTGACCGAGGCGGCCAGCTGGCCGGTGTGCTGCAGGATGCGGAAGCCGGCGTCCTGTCTGCGTTGAGCTGCGACCGTCAGCTCGCCGTTCTTCTTGTACGCCTTCTTGCCGCCGAGGCGTGCGTGCTTGGTGGCCTCGGCCAGCGGTGTCCATTTCGGCCGGCCCTCGGCCTCGAAGTTGCGCTCGGTCTCCAGCAGCAGGGCCTGGGCGATCTTGCGCATCGCAGGGCTCAGATCGACGCCCGCGTGCTCCAGCCGCTGCAGCGCCGCCTGCAGCTGGCTGTCGTCGATGGTGATGCTGACGAAGTCGCTCACGGCAGTTCCTTCTTGGCGAGCTTGGCCAGGTCGCCGGTGTAGCGCTTGGGGTCGGGCTGCCAGGCGGCGGCGCCGGGGTTGTAGCTCCAGCCCACGTCCGGTGCGACGACGATCTCGCGGCGGGTGACCGGGTCGGTCGCGCGGTAGGTGGCCACCTCGCGCATCTCGCCAGTCTTCTCGGAGACCAGCTTCATGGCGCTGCCGAGCTTGCCGGACGAGCTTTCCACCCTGATACCGCCCTTGGTCAGGTTGTCTTCCGACAGGGCCACGACGCGGCAGCGGCAGCCCCACCCGTTGGGCGGATAGAACGAGCCCCAGAACGGATCGTCGTAGCGGAACACCTTGCCGTTCACGGCGCGGTGGCTGGGCCGGGTGCGGCCGTCCAGGATGGCCACGTACTGCCAATACGGGCGATCGTCAGCGTTGGCGAGCTGCTCCTGGAAGCGGCCGGCCATGTAGGCAGTCTGCAGGTTGGTGCGGTAGATCGTCTGCAGGCGCCAGGGACTGCCCAGCTGCACCTGGCTGACTTCGCCCGTCTCGGCGTCGACGTGTTCCTGCCTACCCCACCAGCCCTTGGCCTGGAGCACCGGCGTCAGCTCCTTTGCAAACCATGCAAGGGTCTTGCCTTCGGTGAGGGCCTTTTCCACCGCCTCGCGGATGTCCTGCAGGATGTCCAGGCGCGTGGCCTTGGCCACGGTGAATGCCTGGGCCTGGGCGTCCTGCCACAGCTCTTCCCAATCCCAGGTGATCGCGTAGCCCTTGTTCTTCAGGTACGCGACCGCCTTCTTGGGCGGCAGGGTCATGCAGTAGGCGAGATCCACTTTAGGCATGCAGCCGTCCCCACAGGTTGGCCACGAAGATCATGCGCGCCAGGCGTTCCTGCAGGCCGGCGGCGTCCATCTCCGGGTACAGCTCGGCGAGCATGCCGAGCAGCTTGTCGGGCTGGACACCCTTGGCGATCCGCTTCAGTAACGGCGCCAGCATGGCTTGGGCGTCCGCATTCAGGGCGTCGGCCGAGAGCGCATCGAGGGCGGCATCGAGCGCGTCCTGGTCAGGGGCCACGTCGCCCTCGGCGAACTCGGCCGCCGGGATGGCGGGTTGGGCCACATCCTCCAGGTCGCCGTCCTGCAGGCTGTAGGCGCGCTTGAAGTAGGCCGGGGTCAGCTTGGCGCCGGCACGCACCAGCTTCTCGTCGCGCTCGGCCAGCACCTTGTCGACCTCCTGCTGCTCCCACATCTCGAACACCGGGCGGGCGCCGTCGTTGAAGTTCAGCTCGCACACCCAGCGGATCAGGGTGTTGAAGGCTTCCTGGACGATGGCCTTGTCGCCGTCGCGGATGTCGCGGGTGACCTCCAGCCCGGCCTGGGCCGAGGCGCGGTTGGCGGTGGCTTCGGTGGTCTGGTTCTGTCCGAGCAGCGCGATCGCCACCTCGGAGCGGCAGAAGTGCAGCAGCCGCTCATAGACTTCGGTGCTACCTGTCTTGCCGGCGGCTTCCTTGATGTCGACGCTGGAATCGTCCGGGATCACCGCCACGGCGTCCTGGACCATGTCTTCCAGGCGGTCGAGCAACTGGTTGGTCTCGGCGTCCGAGGCGCTGCGCGGATGCTTGCCGATCACCCAGGGGGCGCCGTACTTCTCGGTGAACTGCACCCAGAACTTGAGGCCGCCCTTCTTGAAGGTGGTCGGCCAGAAGCACATGGACAGGTCGGCGAAGCCGTAGGGGTTGTGATAGCTCGGGTCTTGGCGCGGCACGAGGAACTTGCGCGGCGGCAGCTCCTCGCCCTGCAGCAGCGCCTGCCTGGAGCGGAAGCGCAGCTCGTTCTCCGGGGAGTAGAGGAACCAGTCGGCCGGCTTGCCGACGACATCGACCGGCACCAGATAGCCGCCGACCTTGCCCCACATCACCTCCATCGGCTGGTAGCCGTAGAGCACGGCGTCCAGCATCTCGGTGATGATCCGCGACAGGTCCAGGTCGGCGAAGATGGCCTCGATCGACTTGGCCACGCGGCTTTTGGCCTTGTCGCGATCCAGCCCCCATTCGAGAGCCTTCACGGCCGCCTTGCGGCGCCGGATGCAGCCGCCCACGTGGGCGTCGGCGCGCAGCTCTCGATAGACCTTGATGTCCTTACCCAGCGCCTTGAGCACCGGGTCGGGGTTGGGCAGGTACATGCCCAGCCCGTAGAAGTCGATGCTGCGGCCGCGCGTGGCGATCTGGTCGGACAGCGTCTTGCTCGGCTCCCCGAACTGGACGAACTCGGTGGGGCTGACCCACATGCCTTTGGTTTTCATTGGTACCCCTGGGTGATTCTGGCGCCGGTGCGACGGCGGCGGGATTTCACCGTCACCGGGCCTTTGTTGATCTCGCGGCTGGCGAAGTAGGCCAGCGCCACCGCCACGGCAGCGTCACCGTGGCGCTTGCCCTTGTCCTCGCCGGTCGTGCGGGTCTCGGGAATGCGCGGCACGCCCTTGACCACCTGCACCGCCCGCAGGTCGGCCAGCACGTCAGCGTCTCTCGGCAGGCCGTCCAGGGTGCCGTCCTCGAGGGCGGCCTTCACCGGCGGCATGTGCTCGCGGTACCAGCCCTCGGACAGCATCACCTGCTGGATGCGGCTGGCGCCGTAGCGCTGCATGGCCACCTCGGCCAGGAACTGGCCGTTGCCCCGCGCATCGAACGCGCCGCCGGTGAAGCGCGGCAGGCGGTCGATCAGGTAGAAGGCGATCTGCTCCTGCTGGCGGAAGGGCACGTTGCGCAGCTCGACCAGGAAGGGCACCCGGCGCACCAGGTTCTGCGTCTGGATCAGTGGCACATGCACGGTCAGGTCGCCGCTGCGGCCGAAGTCCTCGCCGTTGAAGGAGATGGCGTCCGCCGGCAGGGCGGCCAGCAGCGGTGCCAGGTGGGCCTCCAGCCAGTCGCGGCACTCGGCGGCGCGGATGTGGTCGGGCAGCAGCTCGAAGCCAGCCTTGCATTCCCAGCGCAGCACCGGCGTGTCGGCCGACATGCGCGACTCGATCAGCGCGCGGGACAGCCAGGCGCCGCCCGAGTTGGCCGGCACGCAGTCCAGCTCCTCCTCGGCGCCGTCGCCGTAGAAGGCGTAGACGTCGGCCATCCAGGCAGCCTCTTCGGCCGCCGTCCATTCCTTGCCCAGGCGCAGGCAGACGCGGCGGTACAGGCCATCGGCCACGGCTTCCTGAAAGGTCACCCGATGCACGGTGCCCTTGCGCTTGCCGGCCCGGATGTCTTCAACCAGCTCGTTGAACGGGTTCTCCACGCCGTTGTGGGTGGAGATGACGCGCACCCGGCCGCCCCAGATGAGCATGGCCAGCGCCGCCTTGAGCAACTCGTCGAGCTGGTCGTGGAAGGCCGCCTCGTCGATCACGATCGTGCCCTGGCGGCCGCGCAGGTTTGACGGCCGGCTGGTGAGCGCCACGATGCGAAAGCCTGAGGCCGGGAAGCGGATCGTGAAGGTCTTGATGTTCTTGTCGGCGTCGTCGTCTTCCCAGAAGCCCTCCTCGATCTCCGAGGCGGCATGGTTGAAGGCCCGAGCCCACATCGCGCACGCCTGGATGTACTCGATGGTCATGTCCTGGTTGTACGCGATGTAGTAGACGTTCTGGCCGCCGGCCGACCGGTTGGAGGCGGCGGTCAGCACGTCGTCGGCGGCCTCGCCCCAGGTCAGGCCCGTCCGGCGGCTCTTCTCGATCACCTTGAGCGGCGACTTGTCGGCGACCCATCGTTGCTGATAGCCCATCAGCACGGCCGGTGCTTCGGCCGTGGCGGTGTTGGGCAGACGGGCGGGAATGGTGGTCATGCGGCGATCCCGAGGATTTCACGGCGCAGCTGATCGACGGATTCCGCCGACAGGCCGCCCTTCTTGGCGATCTTCTCCACGGCGGCAGCCGCAGCTTCAGCGCGGGCGCGGACTTCGGCCTGCCACTTCTTCTGCGTGACAGTCGCTCGGCCCAGCTCGGCCACGGCGCGGGCGACCTTGGGCAGGTCGAACTCGCCTTCCTCGGCCATCAGCAGCTTGAACAGGTGCTCCTGCACCAGGCGCATCAGGGCCTCGTTGACGGCGCCTTCCTCATCCGGCGCGGCCGCCACCACGGCGCGGGCCTGCTCGCTGGCCATCTTGAGGGCCGACAAGCGGGTCTCGAACGCCTGGCCGTAGCGGTGCAGCGCGCTCTTGCTGATGGCGTAGCCGCGCGCCTTCAGCTCCTCGGCCAGCACCTCGTAGTCGCTGAAGTTGTTCTCGGCGAGCGCCCGGTCCAGCCATTCCTTGATCTCGGCCGGCATGCCGGCCACCTTGCTGCGCGGCGGCATGGTCAGGCCCAATACTTGACCGGCCGGGCAATGCCAGGCTGGCAATCGACGGTGTATTCGGCGATGTCCACGCCGTAGCGGGTGACATCCGCGAACCAGCGGCCGCTGGGCTCCTTCTTCAGCTCGACCAGGGAGCGATCGGCCAGGTAGTCCAGCTCGCGCCGCAGCTCCAGCGCGGTGGCGTCCGGGTAGATCGCCTGGATCGTGGAAAGCACCAGCTCCTCATAGGCACCGATCGGGCGGGCGTTGTTGAGCGTCAGCAGGATGTTCCAGCGCATGGATTCGCGCCGGACCTTGGCTTGGTCAACCATTGTTGGCTCCCTTCATTTGAACGACTTCGAGCTTGTTGTAGAGGGCGTCCAGCTTGGCCTCGATCACGCTTTGGCCCCGGACGTAGTCTTCGCGGCGGACGTACTGCAGCGGCAGATCGGCCTGGAAGCGCAGGAATTCCCGCTCCAAGGCCGCCCAGCCTTCGGCCTCCCGGCGGTTCTGATAGATCACCGTGCCGAACTTCTCGTCCCAGTGCCGGCTGGCCTGTTCGCGGGCGTTTTCCATCGCCTCGAATCGGTCGTTCAGCCGGCGGTCGATCTGCGACAGCAGCAGCTTCCCAGCGGCGAAGAGGAAGCCGAGGAACGAGATCAGCAGCGTGATCAGCTGCCAGAACTCAACTTGTACGGTCATGCGTGGGTTCTCCCTTGATGTTCTTGAACGGTTTGGCATTCCACGCAGAGCGTGACGCCGGGCACGGCTTGCTGGCGCGCTTCCGGGATCGGCTCACCGCAGTCCAGGCAGTGCGATGCCGAGCGCCCAGCCGGGCGGGCAGCGCGCCGCGCGGCGAGGGCGAATTCCCGGTCGGCCATCTCGCGGTCGCTGGCTTGGTCAGCGATGTCCATCGGCGGCCTCCTGATGCCAGTCGATCAGCGCGTCGAGCCGGCCTCGGCAGGCGTCGTACTGGTGTCGGGCGTTGTCGATCCAGCCAGCGACGTCGGTATCGCTGGAAGCGGGGGCATCCGCTGCAGTAGCCCCGCTGGTGGTTGCGGGCACGGGTACAGTGCCGGAGTGGCTGGTGGGTTCGTTGAGCAGCCGCACAGTGCCAGCGTTGAGGCAAGGGCGGCCAGTAGTAAGGCGCTTGATTTCACGTGCATGCTCCTGGGCTTGGGTTTGACGGTTGGTCTCTTCGGCGGCCAGGCGCGCTTGCAGGGCGTCGCCGCGTGCTTGGGCTTGCTGGAGGCGATCCAGCGCGGCTTGTGCAGCCTGGCGTTCCTGGGTGGCCTGGTCGGCCTTGAGTGTGGCGACCTGCGCCGTGCAACGGTCTTGCTCCTGCTCGCGCCCGGTCTGCCAGCCAGCGATCGCTGCGAGCAGCGTCCAGACCAGGAAAGCGAGGGCAAGCCACGGGCGCGCGATGGATGTATCAAGCATGGCGAGCCCTCCGTTGGTTGCGGCGCTTGTGCGCCAGGCGCTTGGCGGAACGGACGCCGGAGACACGGCCCTGGCGGATCAGCGGCGCCGGAACGTAGCCGAGCGGGAAGGACAGACGTGGAAACATCGGCGGGACGAAGGCCAGCAGCGAGAGCAGGGAGCGGATCATGCGCAGCTCCCTCGGCCCCAGCCGGCGGCCACGTAGCGCGGCTCGAAGGTGCGCAGGATCAGGCGCGGATAGCCCCGGTTTTCCCGGAAGGCCGCCGCATGGCGCCCGGCGTTGTAACGCTCGACCTGGTCAAACCAGCGGGCGCTGTCGGCCCCTTGCGAGGCGGCCAACTTCTGGTCGCGCCACACCCAGCCCAGGCCGCCGTTGTAGGCGGACAGGGTCATGGCCATGCGATCGCACGCCGAGGCGGCCTTGATGCGCTCCCACAGGTGGCGGTCGTAGGTGACCAGGGCGCGCAGGCCCCAGCCGGGATTGAAGGGTTGCTTGGCGGCCAGCGCCGGGTAGGCTTCGGCGATCCAGTCGGCGGTGGCCGGCATGAACTGCGCGATGCCCTGCGCGCCGACCTGGCTGACGGCATCCGGGCGCCAGCGGCTTTCCGCATG